GTAAAAGAGGCTTATGGCAGCATAATAGGGGCAGAGCCTAAAATACCTAAAGGATCAGTTTCAGCCATTTGCCCACCTCCGCCAGGCGTACCGAAAGCACCGTACATGTTAGCAGGATTAAACCTTACGCCACCTCCTGAATACACAACAGGATTTTGAGGAACTCTAGGTATTCTCCGAGTTCTAGGTTTTGCAATTGGAATACCTTGACCACTTTTAATACCAGATACATCAAATTCTGGAGGAATTGCAGGTTTAGATGGTATTTGTGTAATTGGAGCAGGTTTATCAGTAGCAGTGTAACGTGATCCAGGAATGTTAACGTCTTGTCTACGTAAATCATCCCTTCTTCTGGTTTGTGCTGCTGCTTGTTCAATGGACATACCAGCATCTACATCCATGGCTCCTTGAACATCTAAATTGCCAATAACTCTCTGTCCTTCTGATTCTAAAATTGATTCATAAAAATCTTCAACCCAATACTGAGGAATACCTAAACGCCTCATATCCCCTTTAGATATTCTAGGTTTTTCAGCGTGTGCAACGTTTACAACACCAATTTCAGGTCTTAAAGTGCGTCCAGTAGTAGGCCCGCCTCCCATACTACTTTCTACATCAAAATCTTTAGCACCTTGAAAATGTCCTTCATGATAAGCACCAACACTACCTACATTTTTAGACATTTCAATTCTTTGCCTTGATGCTTCAGCTTTTCCAGTGCCTGTAGTAGTTTTGTACCATTTAGCGACATCAGGTCCATAATTATTTTCAATCCAATCTAAAAAAGTAGGTGGAATTTTCCTCACACCCTTTTTACTGGGATCTTTTAATTTCCTTTCAGCTCTTCTTTCAGGTCCAGATTTTCTAGGCATTAGTAATATACTCCAGTATAAGTTTTTCACGGAGTCTATTAACTCCAAATTTATCTCTCATCCACGAGAGTACGGGTTCACTTCCTTTTTCCTGATTACAACTGGTACAAGCACAGACGACATTGGTTGCAATATCTTCACCCCCACGACTGCGAGGATGGACATGATCGATAGATAACTGAGATAAGTCATAAGTCTTTCCACAATAAATGCAAGTATGGTCAAAATGTTCCTTAATAGAGCGCCTCCACAGGCGCTTGGCTTCTGGTGAGGTCATAGCTATTAAGTTGTAAAGGTAGTGATCAGGTGTAGGAAGTAGGGGAGTCATGCGCGGCCTTTTCGTGCTCGGTTTTTAGATGCTTTTTCAAGGAATGTAGAGCCATTCTTTCTGTGTGAAACATCTTTACCGTCACCATTACCATAAGTACCACGTTTACGATTCTCCTTATTTAGTTTAGTGCGTTTTTTAATCTGTAGTTCACTAGAGTCATACTTTTTTTGGTATGATTTATAGTTACCGTTAGCGTATTTAGCACCACTATAATTAGACTTTCGGGCCATATAGCCTCCGTTGGACAAGTTCTGGGTCAACAGTTGGCATTACTGCTGCAAGTTTATCTAGTGGGCTACCGTCAAATGCGACACCACTGATATCATTAGTCTTTAACCAATCACAAGCTGCTTTTAAGTCAGCAGTAGAAGCCTCACCGGATTTAATACGGGCAAGAAACTCCTTAGTGACGAGATTATGCAACTCATTAAATTGATCTTCAGTTGCTTTTTTCTTCATCGTTATCTTTATACCAAGGTGCTCTGATATGTAAATTTCCCAAATAGATGGGTGGATCTACTTGGGAATTTGGTAAAACAATAGCTTGATCTATTGCTTCTTTAATTTTTACTTTTTTGGCTTAACTGCATTAATAGCAGTAAACAACAATTGTACGATGCTATTGGATTTAAGGGGTGTCAAAGCAATAATTTCACTAGCAGCAGCCACTACAATCCAAAAAATAGGAGAGTTAAGAATTACAAGAGTAGTCATCTGATAATAATCCTGTCGAGTTTGTTTTCAATGCGGATCATATGTTGTTCAATACGATCGGTAATTTCAGCTAAGTCTGTTTTAGCTACGTAATCTTGTGCAACACGTAATTCAAAGGTGTCAAGTCTACGGTCTACATCAGATATTCTGTTGTGTATTTTATTAGTTAAAGTAGCCCCAGCAGCTACAATTGCTACAACTGCTGGGACAGCAACTTCAATCATTTTTATTACTTAAAATGGAAACATTGATGTTGAGTGGGTTAGGGATTAGCAGTGTCACGCAGGCAGAGAAGACGGGGACACTAGGAGGGCGGGTTAAAAGTCAGGGAATGGTGCAGTTGGTGGAGTGAAATTACTGGTGTAGCGGGCAATGCCTTTGGTGATACGGAGGTCGTCGATGTATCCGTTAAACAGGACGCTCCCTGGGTCAAAGCCATCTGCGCCAAGAATTGGCC